CGGCGAGTGTGTACGAGCGTTATTTACATACGGCACCAGTTTTGTAACGGGAACGAGCTGCATCTCAGTCGTTGTATTCATATCGCTTCACCGCCTCCCTCAATTCTCTGTATTTGTCGGTATGCTCCCACGCAGGGTAGCTGTTGCCGAAATGCCCGTAGGCGGAGTAGTCGGCAAAGGAGCATCTGCGCAGCGCGAAGTCGTTGATGATCGCGGCGGGACGCATATTGAACACATCGTTTACCGCCTTTGCAATAATGTCATCGCCGACTTTGCCTGTGCCGAATGTGTCAATCTGCACGGCCACGGGATCAGCCTTGCCGATGGCGTAACTGATTGCGACTTGGCATTCCTTCGCAAGGGACGCCGATACGATGTTCTTTGCTATGTACCTCGCCATGTATGCGCCGGAGCGGTCGACCTTCGTGGGGTCCTTGCCGGAGAACGCGCCGCCGCCGTGTGCGCCGAGTCCGCCGTAGGTATCCACCATCAGTTTTCTGCCTGTAAGCCCCGTGTCAGCGCCGGGACCGCCCTCCACGAATCTGCCGGAGGGATTGACGAGGATTTTCGTGTCCGCATCGAAGGGGAACTTCGCAAACACGGGATGCAGCACCTCGGAGATGATCTCGTTCTTCAGCACATCGAGGTCTTTGTCCTTGCTGTGCTGGACAGATACCACGATAGTCTTCACGCGCTTGGGCTTGCCGTTCATATATTCCACGGTGACCTGCGCCTTGCCGTCCGGCTTGATGCCGCGGATGATGTTGTCACGCCGCACCGAGTCAAGTCTTTTACATATTTTGTGTGAAAGAAGGAGCGGCAGCGGAATGTACTCATCCGTCTCGTCCGTGGCGTAGCCGTAGACCGTTCCCTGGTCGCCCGCGCCGAGGTGAGCGTAGCAGGAGGTGTCGCCGTTCCTTGCTTCGACGCTCAAATCGACGCTGCCCGCGATGTCGCGGCTCTGTTTATGCACAAACACATAAATCAGAAAAGCGAGGGGATTGTAGCCGAGCTTCTGCAAAGCCCTGCGTACCTCGTAGCGGATGTCCACGCTCTTGGAGCAGGTGATCTCTCCGGCAACGATGATGCGGTGTCTTGTTGCCATGACCTCACAGGCCACGCGGGAGGACTTGTCCTTATACAGACACGCATCGAGGATGCTGTCGGAGATATAATCGCAGAGCTTGTCGGGATGCCCTGCGCATACGCTCTCAGCGGTTTTGTAAGTTTTCATGTCAGTTTCCTTTCCGAGCGGATAAAAGCCGCTCCATCAAATCGTCCTGTGGGCTTCTGCCGCCGTATTCCACGGAGCAGTTTTCCTTCACGATCTGGTAAATTTGATACCAGACCTGGTTGACCTGTTTCATGTAGGTCTGGCTCATCGCCACATAGGGGGAAGCGATGGCGTTCCCCGTGGTGGGATGCCTGGCGAGGAATCCGAACTCGGAGATTGCCTCCTCGCACTGTATCCATCTGGAAACCGACATGGCATACTGCTCGATAAGCTGGTTGTTTACTAACATTTCACAGCCTCTTGCCTTGAGCCAGTTCCAGGTATCACGGTAGACTTCCTCAGCGCACAGGTCTTTGCCGTTTTTCTGCGATGCTTTCAGGTACTCCTTTACAGGCGGCACGTTTGCGCCCTCAATCTCTGTAGGTGCAGGGAGTACCATTGCCGTGTCCGCTTTTCCGTTATTGATTTTGTCCACGAGAGCCTTGCGTTTCGGTCCTGTACCGGGACGGGGACCGCCTCTCATCGTTCCGTCTTTTGCCACTAAAATCACCTCGCTTTGGCGGGCGGGGGTAAATACCCCGTTTGAATAGGAATTTTTGCACACGAAGCCCCAGGCCGCTGTCCGCTATAGGTCCCGTAGAGATTTCAACCGCCCTACCGGTCGCCCATCTCCACATGGATTTTTGTGTGGCACGACTGACAAAGACTCATCAGATTGCTTTCCCTGTGGTCGCCGCCTTTTGAGATAGGAACGATGTGATGCACTTCCTCGACGGGAGTGTACCGACCTTCCTTAAGGCAGCGTTCACACAGTGGGTGTGCTGCGACATAACGGTCACGGATTCGTTTCCAACACCTGCCGTATTTCTTGTTGCTGTCGGGAGAGCGTTCGTAACGGTTGTAATCATCCCGCACAGCTTTCCTGTGTTCCTCACAATAGGGACCATCAGAGAGCCGACTGCATCCAGGATAGCGGCATGGCCGTTTCGGTTTTCTCGGCATCCTTTCACCTCGCTTTCCAGGCATAAAGAAAGCCCTGCAGGACTAATCCCGCAAGGCTTCTTGATTCTGCTCCGCTGATTATATACTACCATAAATATAAGGTAGGCATTGCTGTGCAAAGCCGGGTATTTTCGGCACAGCTATATTCTAATGCAGTCTTCCGGCACAGTGATGTGCTGCAAAGCTCTGCCATGCCAGCGCCGGATGGTGCTTTCATCCGCATAGAGCGTGTCGCCGATCTGTTCCCATGTCCAGTTGTGGATGTAGCGGTATCGGAGAACCATCTGTTCGTCGGGATTTTCCACCTTATCAATAACGTTTCGTATCTGTTCCTTCAGATCAACCAGCTTGTCGATCTCGGCATTGATTTTCTGTTCCAGTTCCCATACGCGCTCAAGGCAGCGGACAAAGGATGCCTCGGTCGGGCGATTGGGATTGTAATGTTCCTCAAAGCCGGGCGAGCCAACACTCGAAGCCATTTCACGAAGCCTTGCAGCCTCCGCTATATCGCTGTTGATTTTCTGGTCAAGCCTGTAAGCCTGTTTCAAATATTCTTTTGGCGTCATAATTTCAGACCTCCTCTTTGAGTTTTCTTATGAGCATCTCGCCATCGACTTCCGTCAGGCACTTGTACCAGTCAGAGCGGAAGAACCGCTCGGTGGAATCTGCCTCTGCCTGGGCGAGATGGTTGCGTGGGTTTCTTTTCAGTTTTCGTGAGGCGGCACGGTAGTCCTTTGCCGCCTGGATGATGATGGCGTTAGCCAGTTTTTCATACGGGTTCATCGCCACCTCCGTTCCCGTGACCTGTGACCTCACGGCAGTCGGTTGTAAAATATCTGATTCTGTACCCCTTGCTGACCGCACGGGCATACTCAGCCTGCATACCCGCAGAATACTCCGAGCCGAAAAACCATATCTCGGCGCATTTGTCCATGAACACATTTCCGAACGAAAGCCCCAGGGAGCGTTCTGCGGGCTTCTCGTCATTTAGGAACTGAGGGAAGAACAGGTGCGCCGCAAAGGGAAGGTATCCTTTATCCACGGCATACCTGCAATATTTCTGCGTAGCGAGGATGTTCCTTACGGTATCCCCGGCATACGGGCTGCAGATATAGACGATGGTGCGGCTTTCGGCGACAGCCTGTTTCCGTGCCTTTGCGTTTGCCTTACGCGCCGCTTTCCTGCGGTCGCTTTTTTCCTTTCGGTCACATTTTGACAGTACGGCACCTGCAGTCGGATCGTAATAGCCCTCAGAATTGCGATATATGTTATTTGGCATCTTGCTTCACCTCCAGTTCGGTAATTTCGATGTATATGCCGGTCGGCTCATCCGACCAGCGTTTTTCAACGGTCTCTCTGACTACCTGGGCATCGTCCTTCCAGAATCCGCATTTCGTCATGCAGTCCTTGAGGAGCTTCTGCAAATTGTCGGTATCGGGCTTGGTCACTCGCCAGTCGCCGTTCTTATGCGACTTGCCCTTCGGAAAGAGCCACAGCGTAGTGAGAGAGACGGCTCCTTCCATCGGTTTGTCCGGCTTTTGAAGGATGAGATGACCGATGAGCAGTTTCTTCGCGTCCTTCACGGGAGCGGGATCGTAAAATATCGGTTTGCCGTGTACGACACGCACCTGCTTTTCCTGCGCGGTAGCGGTCGGCGGCTTCATTGCTATAAAAAAGTCCATTTTCTACACCTCCGTGTATCTTGGGTTATTCCATTCTGTTCAGTTACCGTTTCGCTCCGCAGAAGTGGAAGGGCAGGCTATGCAGCCCTTCACACTTTGGGAGTGTAACGACCGTTCTTCCATCTATGTCTTTATATAGACAGCGTAGAAGAAGAAAATCCGGTCAGCCGTTTTTGGGATCCGCCTTTGTGATGACGCCCTTATCAAGAGTGAACTCGTCGCCCATTTTTTTGAGCCTTGCGTACACGGTCTTATCGATGACACCCATGTACTCAGCCATGTCCTTTACCGTGACTTTTCCGTCCATGTTGAGAGCGGAGAAAGCGGTGCGGAACTCCTCGGCGGCATCATCCGTCGTCTTGCTTTTCGAATTATTGAGCCGTCCCGCCTGCGGAGTGCCTTGTGCAGGCATCGTTCCGAGTGTCCCGTTTTCGTCGACCTTATGAATTGGGTACTCGAACCAGAAGTTGACGGGCGTGATGTTCGGGAACTCACGCAGCGAGGACTCGAGCCGCCATGCGGTTTCGTTTCCGTCACGGACGTTGTTTGCGATATCCTCGGAGAGTTCAAGCTGAATCATGTCAAGCTGGGCGTCGGGATCGCGGGCGAACACACCGGAACCTGACGCTCTGTCCATCGCTTTTTTCATGCCCTGCGAACCTTTGCTGTGATGATGGCAGTAGATGGTGCTGCACCCGGTTTCCGTGCAAATCTTGTCAAACTGGTTACAGAACGCGCCCATTTCGGAGGCATTGTTCTCATCGCCTGTGATGACCTTGTAAATGGGATCGATGACGATAGCGTCAAAGTGCTGATCCCGCACACGGCGGATGAGTTTCGGCACAAGCTGGTCGAGCGGTACGGCGTGACCTCTGAGGTTCCACACCACGATGCTGTTCGCATTTTTGATGGGCAGACCGAGTGCTTCGTAAATTTTGAGGAATCGGTTAATCGCGCTTGCCGGATCAATCTCAAGGTTCACATAGAGGACTTTGCCTTTTTTGCAGGGAAATCCGAGCCACGACTTGCCCTCCGCAATAGCGATGCACAGTTCCATGAGAAGAAATGACTTCCCGGCTTTGGAAGACCCGGATATCAGCATCTTATGACCTCTGCGGAGAATCCCCATGATAAGTTCCTCCGGCAGTTCCGGCGGGTTATCTTTGAAAGTATCGAGGGATACCAAGTCGGGCAGTTCGTCCGATACCCCCTCCACGAAATCCATCCAGTCCACCCATGACTTTCTGCCGATATTTGTTGCGACAAGGTACTGGCGGTTGCCGTTTCTCGTGACTCCGGGCATACGGGAGAGGCGGGACGGATTGCGGTTCTGCTTGTCGATCTGCTCGTC